GTCAGACTTAAGCTCGACCATGTTTTTCTTGGTGATCTTAGACGCGGGTATCCTAAAGGCTAGCTCAGTCTTAGGTTTGTCCATCCCATCCATGATAGGCTTGAAGAAAAATGGAAGCTTTCCGTTGATTGGAACCACCTTGTCGGTGAACATCTTCTTTGCATCAGGTCCCGTCTTGGAAAGTATGCCAATCCTAGCATCTCGCGTGATGGTTCCAATGTTTACACACTCAGATGACCCCATAAACGAGAACCCGGAACGCCTAATCTTAAGGTAGTCCATCCCATAGCACCGATCATCAGCCTTACACGCCTCCCAAAAAAGAAAAAGCACCCTGTTAGCCTCTCGAAAGTCCGGATATCCTACGTCAATAGAAGCCCACTGCACATACATCCAATGTGATCCCGTCATGTAGGTCTTTACTCCGTTGTTCATGAACCAAAATCCGTTCTCTCTATAGTCAAACTGACCCTCGATGTAGTCAACCCACTTATTTCGAAAAGGAAGTGGCATGTCATTCCAATGAAAAATAGATTTTATCTTAGATAACTCGGTAGGCAACTCCTCCCTAACCCAATACTGCTCACTGTGAGACGGTACCCGACTGAAGCACTTGTCAGGCTCTAGCGGAAGTGCAATCTTTAATCCCTCAATCTCTACGATGTCACCTATCTGACCCGTCCTAGAGATAACAACAACGTCGTGTTGGTCGTTGTACCCGTAGAGCCACCCCCTTAATGAGTTCTTTCTTGAGAGAACCTTCCTGTCAATGTATCCATCAAGTACGCGTATGATTACCTTACTTAGATCGTCGTTCGGCGAACCCTTGCTTCTGATCATTGCCCTCCCCTTTGTCTTGTGATTCAATTATCTCTCGCTCAGCTTCAATACGTGCTAGTATCTCAAAGGCATCAAAGATTGCAATCTTCTTTGTCATGGCTGCATTCTTAAGCTTGTCTACAGCAATGGCTGCGGTGTTAATATCGTCTTCATCGAAAGATGATGCGTCCCTTAATATGTCCTGCCTAGCTACCTTTATTAATTGATCCACCGCAACCTCTCCGGCTGAGATGATCTTTAGCTTCATTATCCTTGCGTTGCTTGATGACATACACTATAGTTTGATTGTTATCTGATGATCCATTACCCTATACATCTTCTCTTCATCTATCTTAAACTCGTACTCGCTATTCGGGGTAAAGCAGACTATGTCGCCCTTGCTTATACCCCTACTCTCTAGGTACTCATTAGGGTACACCATCTCGCCCATGAGTGGCTCCTCGACGAGTGGCTTGTGTATGTATGAATCCTTGGGGGCGATTGGCTTCACAAAGCAGTACTTGTCGTGTGCCTTCCATGCACCATCTGACTTAAACAAGAAGAACTGATCGCCCTCAATAAAGAACAGGTCGTCCTTAAAGAAACTCTTTCCACTCCTTCGGGCACCCTTCATGTCGTTATAAAACTTAAACGTGTTGTGGTGGACAAGCAACGTGTCCCCTTCCTTTATCGGACCACTGTAACCAAGTGGCGTGTGTATCACGGTAGCCTCTCGATTAGAAAACAAGTGCTCCTCCTCAGATGTGTTTACCACGAACTCAACACCGGCGATCTCCTTCGTGTTATTATAGCGGGTCCCACCGACGGGCTTGGCTATAAAATAGAACGGAGACCTCATCAGAAGTTGATGTTATACTCTATTGATATTGGAACTGTTGAATTGAATTCTTTCCATAGCGTTATCTCCCCCTTCTCGTTAGATATAAATATCTTTATTGAGTCTGACTCGTTGTCGTACTTGATGGTAACGATCTCATTAGTGTCACCAATAACCTTCTGACCGACAATGTAGTGCATGGCACCACCCTTGTAGTCGGGACCTATGGAGACCTTCCTGATGTCACCCATTATGCTATTTTTGTTACTATTACAGATGAAGAAGGAACTGCCGGAACACCAACATTTATACCACTATAAGCAGGTCCAAAATTTAATCCTATTGAATCGCTCGTAAAAAATACAACCTCAACATAGTCTGTTGAAACTCCATCTATAACAAATGAAGCCGTCTTATTTGATAGATCAGCCCCGACATGAAATGCCCAATATACTGCACAATTCTGAATATCAACTCCGTTCTTTCTAATCCAAGCTAGACAATATTGGGCAGTTCCTACTGCCTTAATTATCTGTAAGCTTACGTCTATTTTAAATGTGCCACTTGTTACAAATGTGATCTGATTAAAATTTCCTAAACCATCATCATTAATAGTAATATAAGGATTGCTTATTAATGTGCTAGGAAACTCTACAAGGATCGCATCGAGCACGGTTCCTGCTTGACTAGTTGAATTAAAAAACCACGCATAGGGTAGAATCGAATTTTGATCAACCCATTCGGGAGAGACTCCCGGACCTTGGCTCTCTAAAATCTGCCCCGTTAGTCCCGCAGTCGCATTAGCAAATAGGGGTCCCGCCCCTACATCCATTCCATTAGTGGCAGAAACAAATTGACCGGTAATGAGTCCTTGACCTATAAGGGTTCCACCCGCTTCAATCTGACCATAGCCTAATATATTTCCTGCGAGGCAGGTGATACCATTAGCTACCGTGACTTCATTAACAGACAAGTCGTTTCCTCCTAGGTCAACATTACCCGTAGCTCCCGTATAGGGAACATAGACTGACAATAACTGCGTTGATATAAGATTTAAGAGTCCCCACACCGTGTAGTTCTTGGTCTCATTCAAATTATCAATATCGGTTCCAATCAACATATCACCAAGTGTGACATTATTATCTATTACATAGCCCGCTATCTTGCCCATTAGTTTTTATTTTTTTGTGTTTATTTTATGTTCCTTGTTACCTCTCCGGTAGATAAGTTAATTACAGCATCTGACCCGTACTTCTCTCCTAAACTCTTCTCGTTAATAAAGAAGGCTTCTCTCATTGAGTCAAGGTCCTTCATCATGTTGTGCTTGGTGATCTCGATGTCACCAATAGAAGTCTTTAACTTTACGAACTGACTGTTCATTGACTGAACCATCTCAAGCTCTTCCTTCTCAAGATACGTTCCATTTTTCTGCTGTCCCTTTTCTACTGTGTCCATTTTATTATATTTTTTTTGTTTTTATATAAACGGTCTCTCCGTTTGATTTAAGTGCTATAAGCTTTGATCCCCTGTTACTCTCCTTGTTAAAGGATACATGCACCCAACCTGAGTGTATCCCATCCTTCGGATAGTGGAACTCTAATATCAGTTGGTCAAAGGTAATGTTTTCTTCAATCCATTTTGCTAAATTATAATTACTAACCCCATCCACCTCAATGTCTGCCGCCATACCGAGCTTGTGCTGAGATCGAGATGACCCTCCAACAGATCGATTGACTTTAATAGACCTAAACCCACTGCTGACACGCAGTGGCTGACCAAAATGTTTACGTATAGGGTCAAGCACGTTAATGCAAAGGTCTGTCAGGCGATCTATCTGCCCTTGGCTAGGATCGTTCTTGTGACCGGAGTGAGTTACTGTCATCTCCTGTAGTGTGAAGTACTCAGATATCTTTCCCACAGTCTCTTTTAAATAACCACTCGTGATACTTTGCTAGCCACAAGAAGACTAGGGATAGTCCGATGTTTAACATGACGTGTATCCATGGAGGTCCATATAGTGTCAGTGCATTAAAGAATGCGCTTGCTGTTATCATCAACATGCCAACCTTTAATGCAAGCTTGTGAGATGTATTTAACTTGTATATTGTTTTATTCTTATCTCCAAATAAATAGATATAGAACATTAACGAGTAGTAAAACAGTACCACATTAGCTAATAGGTTGAGTGTTATTTTTATCATTATTCTTCAATATTGTTCTGTTTCATTATCTTCTTTGCCACTAACTCGACTCCCTTTAAGCCAAAGTATCCAAGAAGAAATGCTATGCCAAACTGACTCTTTCCCTCTAAGCTTAAGAAGTCTATAACAATAGGAGTCAAATAGTTTGCTGCCATCGTTCCCGACACAACACCTATCAAAGTGGTCCTCATATTAAATGCACTCTCCTTACTTATCATCAGCAAACTACCAACCATGCCCGCTATCATTAGCGAGATGTCTATTCCTAACGATGTAAGAAATTGTGTTATTTTCATATACTATTAGTTTATTACTTCTGCTAAGAATATTGATGTTATATTATAACCGTCAATAACGTTCAACATATCTACCTGCACTGAAATCTCAGGAAGGACAGGATTAATCGATTCTATTGCAAAGGTTATATAGCTGCCGTTAAATACTATAATGTTAGCAAATGGATCACACTCTAGCATCCCTGCCACTATGCTTGGGTTAACAAGACCGGTGTCTCCATTGCCATAAGCAAGCGGAGCTACTGAGACCTGAACCCATAG